AAGATAAATCAGGATTAGAGAAAACCGGAGAAGGTATCGGAAAAACATCCAGTCAAGGTTGGGGAGGAACGAAAAACTTAATTGGCAATTTTGCTCAGGATGCACACGAAAACAAATATAAATCTGCATTGCTTGATCCTAAACAAAGCATTGCAGAGACAATAGGGAATGATATTGTTCATGGTATTACAGGGGAAGATAGTAAACTTCATGAGCAAAGTCAGGAGTTTGAAGAAAAAACAAAACAACGTAGAGAAGGGTTACAGGAAGCCGGAGAAGAAATAAAAGAAGAAGGCAAGGAATTAATCCGGGAGAAACAGGTTGAAGGAATGGGAAAAGACGGATTTTGGTATGAAATGGGAGAAGTCATGGGATATGCTCTACCTTCTGCCGCTGCCGCTGTAACTTCTTATTTTAACCCTGCCGCCGCTGGTGCAGTAGGACAGGCTGTTATTGGTACAATAGGAATGTCTGCCGCTGGATCAGCAATGCACGAGGTAGAAGAATATTACAGGAATCAAGGACAGGAAGCCCCGGACGGTGTTAAATACGGTGTTGGTTTGGCCGCTGGTGCGTCTGAAATGCTCCTTGAGCAGATACCGCTTAAAGGTATAATGAAGCCTATCAAAAATACCAAGATTGGAAAAAAGGTATTAGGTAAAACCGTTGCATCTGAATTAATCAGCAATCCAAAAGTGGCTAACAATATTGTAACAAAATTCGCAAAACAGAACCCAAAACTGTTTAAGCGTTATGCTAAGGGTTTAGGCTCTCAAAGTTATAAAGAAGCCGGACAAGAAGGCGTACAGCAAACGATTGAATCCGTGTTGCATAATACTTACATGGATGAAGAAGACAGAAGAGACTTAGATCAGATTCTCCGCAATGGATTAGAAGCCGCTTATAAAGGTGGTTTAATGGGTGGATTTGTAGGAACAATAGGCTCAGGAGCCGTTCCGGTTAATGACATGAAACGCTGGAAAAAAGAAGGAATGACACTTGCACAAACAAGTGACGGGGAAGTTTACGAATTAATGGGGCAAAAAGACAAAGAAGGGAATACATTTTTTGCAAGAACCAGAGACGGCAAAAATAAGGAAATTAAAAAAGAGAATGTTGTCAGTTCAAAACATATTGACAGGAAAGAATTTGAACAGATTGCAAAGAAGGCTAAAGAAGGTACTGCAATAGCTGAAAAAACTGAAAGGGATTTACAGAAAGAAAAGAATAAAAAAGAGGCAGAAAAATTAGTTAACCCGGATACAGACGCTATCACTTTATTTGAAAATGAGGATGGCGAAGTAGAATATGTTTTGAAAGGGAACCCGGAAAATAACAAATCGCTTCCTTCAAACATACTTTTTGCATTAAATCCAAAAACAGGAAAAACCAGACAGGTTGCTCCAAGTAGCGTGCAAAATGACAAAGTAGAATATCACAGTGTTGATGAATTTGCAGAGAATGTGACGTTAAAACAAGAAGCCTCAGAACAAATGCAGGCACAGGCTAAAATGGCAGAGCAGAGACAAGGACAGGCACAAGAACAAGGAGGGCAACTGCAAAAAGGCAAACAAGTATCCTATAACGGAGAAAATTATACAGTTGATGAAGTTTCTGAGGATAATGTTACCCTATTGAAAGAGACTTCTGAGGAAAGTATGCCTGAGAGCATAGAGGTTCAAAAATCAGAATTTCAAAATATTGGAGAGCCTATACAGGAAGAGCAAACCGGACAAGAACAACAGCAATCAGATCAACAGCAAGGACAGGAACAAGAATCACAGGAAAGTCAAAATCCGGTTCTCACTATTCAAAGAAATAAGGATACAGAAAAATACGAAGTAGCGCAACAGGATGATGGTAGTTATCGGGTTAATCAAACATTTACTAAGCGAAAAGAAGCTGAAAAAGTTGCTAACGAACTTAACGAAGAATACGAAAACTCAGAGTTTACAGTAATAGATGAAACTCCAAAAGATGATCCTTTTGCGAAAAATCAATTATACATTCATGTAGAACCTAAAACCCAGCAAAATGAAGAAACTAATAAGGAAACAGAAAGAGAGAGTACAGGAGAAGAAAAAGAAGAGAATACAGAAGATGTTCAACGAAGTGATGAACAAGTCAATGCAGAACAAAAAGAATCTCAAAAAACTGGACAAACTGAACAGGAAATTGGACAAACTGAACAGGAAGGAAGAAAAGAAACTGCTACGCAAGATAGACAAGAGACTGAAACAAATCAATCAAGCGAGGAAGGAAGAAAAGCCGAAAGGACTAATCAATCAGGTACAGGAGAACAAGAAGTACGAACCGGGAACGCTGAATCAGGAAACGTTTCACAGTTGGATGAAGGAAGCGTTCAAGAGCAGACTGGAACCAATGCCGAGAATACCGGGGATAACAGTGAGATACCCGGAGAGACATTCGACAATAGACAACAAGATTCCGTAGGTAAACAAATAAGTACCGAAGAAGTTGAAGGAATGATCGTTGACTACCTAATGACAACCAAACAGGAAGCGTTTGAACAGCAACCAGATATGATAGATGAAGTTGTGGATCATTTCTTTAACACCAATGAATATACCGAATTTTACGGCACTATCCCGGCAGTACAAAACCGAAAAGAAGATACACAGACTTACAAAACATTCTTAGAAGCTGAAAAGAATGTAAGTAAAGATCGTGTTATTGAACAAACTAAATCCCGGATGGGAATTGCTGAACAACAAAACGAACAACAATATGAAGAAACTCAGGAATCTATTCAAGAAGAAACCACAGACGAAGGAGGACAAACTCAGGAAGAAGCTCAGGAAGGAATTGAACAAGAAGAGGCAGGATCATCTAAAGAAGGTACAGATCAAGAGAGAGATTCACAGGGAGAGAATGAAAATGATCGGCCAGTAGGAGAAAACCAGATTTTTACTGAGGAAATGGCTGAAAAAGCCAGACAAAAACTCAGGGAAAAACTAAACAATACCAATGCAGGAGCCGATCCAGAAACAGCTTATTATGCTTTTGTCTTAGGTGGTTATCATGTAGAGAAAGGCGCGCGAAAATTTTCTGATTTTGTCAAGGCAATGGTTAATGACATTGGCAGTGGTATTAAGCCGCAATTAAAAGGTGCATACGCCAGTATTAAAAGACAACAAGGAATGGAATCCTATGTTGATGAAATGGATAGCGACCAATACGCTGATAATGCAGATATTGATGAAATATTAAATACCGAAGAAAAAACAGACCTTCAAGAAAAAGAAGGTTTGACCATGGATGAAATTGCAGAAGCTAATAATGATCTTGATTCAGAAAATCAAATACCTATTGAAAATGCAATAGATTATAAAGAAGAACAATCTGATCAACCAGAAGGAGTTGTAAGTAATGAAGAGGTTAAAAAAGAATATAAAAGAATAGACTTAACCCAAGAGATAGACAGTTACGACCTGCCTCCTGTATATGAGAGTGAAATAATGGCAAGGTTTGGATTAAATGATAAAAAACCCGGACAATTAGAAAGTTTTCAAAAAGAGGAGGCTGATAGAATAGAAAAAGAAATAAGGAAGAAACTATCTAAAAAATACCCGGAATTAAAACAATCTGATCAACCAGCCAATGAAGGCAGAAGTGTTGAAACAGAGCAGAAGCCGTCCGATAAAGAGGCGACTTCCGAAAAAACAGAGGAAAAACCATCCGAGGCGCAAAAGAAAGCCGGAAACTATAAGAAAGAAAAAAGAAATATTCGTGGATTGGAGATTGCCATTGAAAACCCGAAAGGTTCAGAAAGGAGTGGAACCGACCAACAGGGTAATGAGTGGAGTGTAACCATAAACCATGACTACGGTTACTTCAATCGAACCAAAGGAAAAGACGGAGATCAGATTGATGTATTCCTGTCAGAAAACCCGGAAGAAGGCAATATTTATGTAGTTGACCAATATAATGAAGATGGCTCTTTTGATGAACACAAAGTAATGATGGGATTTGCCTCTAAAAATGAAGCCTTAAAGGCTTACAAGTCAAACTACAATAAAGGAGCCGATAATGCCGGAGCCATTACAGAAGTTACAGAGCAACATTTCAAAGAATGGCTTAATACAGCACAGACTTATTCCAAACCTAAGCGTAAACCATTCTCCAATTTAAAAACAATAGCCAAAAATTCACTATTAGATCAGGTTGAACAATACAATAAAGAAACTTCTATACAAAAACGTAGGAAAAAGTATCAGGATATTGTTCAACAGGCCGCTAAATTAGGATATAAAGTAAAAGACAAGAAAGGAAAGAAACATGACAATTATCGCTGGGATATTGGAATTTTTAACGACAATGGTAAAAAGGTTTACCGGGATAATGAGATAAAAAACACAAGTGAAATGACTAATTTTGTACCTTTAAATGAAAGAAGCGAAAAGGTACAGGAAATATTCAGTAAATTATCACAAGCACATGAAGTTTATCCAAAAATCATTGAGGACTTAAAATTAGGTGGATTAAAGAAAAGTGAAGTTAAAGGGGCAATTAAGGATATACAAGAAGGAAAAAATACTTATCGTGCGCATGAATTACTCGCAGAATTTGAAAATGCAGTAGCAAATGATTATTTTAGTGTATATGAAACTGGTAAAGGTGCGGACGCACATTACGAGCCAGTAAGTGTTGATGAAGTATTAGAATCAGCAGAGGATGTTATAAACAAAGTTAATGAAGAAAACACATTAGAAGAAGAATATAGCGATGTATTACACATAATCTCAGAGTATGAGATTGAAACCCTTGAAGATTTAGAGTCGTTAAATCAAAAAGGATATTTCGGTCAATTTCCATATACAGAATATGAATATAATCGACTTAAAGAATACCTAAACGAAAAACAAAATGAAGAAAGACGAAATCAAAAAGAGAGCAAAAAGACAGAAGGCAAGGAGGATTCTTCAAAGGATGCAGGAAAAAGAGAAAGCTCAGAAGATTCTCAACGAACCCCGGAGCAACAAAAAATCGCAGAACAGTACGACCAGCGAATAAGAGAAAAAGAAGAGGAACTCTCTAAGGCAAAGAAAAAACGGGAAAAGAAAGTTGCGGAGTTAAATGATCGCAACGGCCTTTGGGGAGATACACAAGAGCAAGGAGACTTATTTGCCGGGGATGCCCTGTTTGAATTTAACAAAGAAAATTATGATATTGCTCTCAAACCTTACGATCAGGAAATAGAGAGAATCAAACAGGAGATTGAGCAACTAAAATCTGACAAAGAGAAAGCTATACAAGCCGCTGAACAACAAGGCGATTTATTTAACGACCAAAAACAAGATAAAAATGTTAGGAATAGATCAGGAAATACTCAACAAGATAGCGGAAACGCAGACGATGGAGTACAAACTAACCAAAATGATGATGAGCCTTCCTCCGAGACTGATAGACGAGCGGGAGGAGAATCTAATGAAGGAATTGACCAATCAGGTAATGAAGGATTTTCCAACACTGGACGAGGACAAGGCAGAGCTGGTGGCTCTCAAAACGTGGGAGGTTCTCCCGCTTCTACTGGAAAGGGAGGCAATCAACAACTACGCACAGGAGAACAACGATCTAACAATAATGATGGCGTTTCCCCCGATGATAGAGACACCGGATCAGGCTCTCCTACTTCTAATGAAGGAAAGCCCGTATTTGAATCAGAAGAAGTACAGGGAGATTCTAAAGATAATCAAGATTTACCTGAAACATCTTCCGAAGAGCATGGAGAGAAACAACAGCAAGAAGGAAAGGTAGATGAACAGGTAAAAGACGAAAGAGGCAATAAAGAAAGTATTGCTCAATCACTTCCTCAATTATATCCAGAACAACACACTGACGTACAAAAAGGCGAAAAACGCTTATATGTTCAAGGCGGCAAAGGAATGTTGTTTGCCAATGCCACCGGAACCGGAAAAACTTATACCGGACTTGGACTAATCAAGAGAGAAAAACAATTCAACCCGGACGGCACAATCCTTATTGTTGTACCTTCTCAACCAAAAATCAAAGATTGGGCTGATGTTGCCGAAAATTTAGATATGGAATTATATCAAGTACCTGACACTAAGAGTAAGCCACAGGAGAAAGGTATAAATATTGTCACATTTAAAAATTTCATTGACAACAATAACATGAAAGATTCTGAATTTGATCTTGTCATGTACGATGAAAGTCACAAGCTAATGGGCGACAATAAAGGACAAGCCTCTCAAACTACAATAAATCATTATCAACATACTAATAAATCCTATCATTGGACTTTAGAAAAATACAAAGATAATACCGGGTTATGGCCTAAAGAAAGAGAATTAAGAGCCAAAATAAACGAATTAGAAAAATACAGAGAAAAGGGAGATGTAAGAAGTTATAAAGAAATAAACAAAAAAATTGAAGAAATAAAAGCGCAGATAGGGGAATTAAACAAACAACAAGAAGAAGTATTACCCGAATTAGAGGAAAAAGCTAAAAAAGCAAAAGACACTAAGGCTGTTTTCCTTTCTGCAACTCCTTTCAAATCACACTTTAATCTGAGATATGCAAATAAATATCTGTTTGATTGGGGAGAAAGTGAAAATCAGAACGCTTATAATGTTCCAGATGCAGAGGAAAATTTCTTCGTAAGTAACTTTGGGTATAGAATGAGGCATAATAAACTTACCCAACCAGATGAAGCCTCCGTTGATGTTTCTGCATTGGAGCGAAGATTTGCGGATGCGCTTATGGAACAAGGCTCAATGAGCGCAAGAGTATTGGAAGTAAACAAGGATTATTCCAGAGAATTTCCTATTGTGTCTGACAAAGAGAGTCAAATATTAAATGAAGGAATCAAAAACGCTATTGATGGCAGAAAATACGAACATCTATCAAAGTATGCACGGTTCCGTTTTATAGGTAAAGGCCACTATCCTAAGCGACTGTTTGAAGTATTAAAAGCCAATTATATAGCAGAAAGGATCAAGAAACACAGAGAACTTGGAAGGAAAGTTGCTATTTATCATGGATACAATGAGGCTGAAATACAGCATCCTTTTAATTTTGAAGGTGCGTATTATCAGTATGTAGATATGAAAAACGGCAAACAGGTTACAAAATATATAAAAGATGATAAAGAAGCACTGGAAGAATACGAACAGTTTAAAAAAGATAATCCGCAGTTATTTAATTTAAGTTATGACTTAATCAACCCTATTGATGTATTGAAGAAGAAATTAGGGGAAGATAATGTAATGGTTTATAACGGCAGAATTTCAAATAAAGAGAAAAATGAAGCCAAAAAGAAATTCAATGATGATAACAGCGGCAAAGATATACTCATAGTTAACCAGCAAGCCGGAAAAGAAGGAATTGATCTGCACGACAAAGAAGGCGGCAAACAAAGAGTAATGATGAATATTACCATGCCTTCCGATCCTATTACAGCACTTCAAGTTGAAGGTAGAATTTATAGAATGGGTGTGCAGTCAAACGCTATAATGGAATACCCGGTTTTAGGATTAGACCTTGAAAGCGCACTTTTCGGCTCAGAAATTAACAGACGGGTAGGTACTACGGAAAATCTTGCAATGGGTAGTATTGCAAGGGATTTAAGAAAATCATTCAAGCAAGGATTTGAACACGCAGAAAGTTACGATCCACATACAGAACAAGGAACCGGAGGTAAAGAAAGAGACGCAAGGCAGGCAAAAATGTCAGAGTATGAAGAGGCTAAGGCTCTATATCATACGAATTTAAAGAAAACATCTAAGAATAAATCACAGGAAGGACAGGATTATTTTGCTACCCCTGAGCCTTTAGGATTTAAAATGATCCGGGATTGGGCTAAAGTACCAGAAGGCGGTGACGTGTTAGAACCATCCGCAGGACACGGAGCCATTGCTCGGTTTGCACCGGAAAAATCTAAACTCACAGCATTAGAACCAATGCAGGGATTGTTTTCAAAATTAAAAGTTAATGCTGGTAGTGGTAGATTGGAGCAAACTAATTTTGAAAATTTAGATAAAGTCAATAGTTATGACAGTGTTGTTATGAACCCTCCTTTTGGTAAAGGTGGTAAAACTGCAATAGAGCATATACAAAAAGCCTTTAATAATCATCTAAGAGACAGAGGACGTATTGTTGCTATTGTGCCGGAAGGAAATGCAATGCAAAAGAGATTAGATGATTTCTTTAATGGAGAAAATGAAAAGGGAAAACTAAAAAATCCAGATGCAGTTAAACGGGCAGAAATAACACTGCCATCGGTTACTTTTGAACGTGCCGGAACGAAAGTAAGAACTAAAGTTATTGTTATTGATAAAGTCAAAAATCCTGACAATTACGAAATAGCACCAGAACAACAAACCGATTTAACTCATATTGAATCCACAAAAGAACTGTTTGAGCGAATTGAAGAATTAAGCAGCGTACCGGATAAAATTTCACAGGAAGATTTAAAAGAAGATGCAAAACAGAATGAAGATATAGAGGAAAATCAGGAGGCAGAACAAAAAGAAGGCGCAGGAGAAAATAAAGGCACAGGAGAAAAACAGGAAAATGAAGAATATTCTCCTTTAAACCCGGATTCATTTGTAACCATAGACGACTATCATCATACTAAGCATGACAAGGATATGAAGATTGTTAAACTCTCTCAAAACCTTGCCAGAGATGATTTCTTTAAATCCAAAAAACTTGCTAAGAATGTTGGCGGTTATTGGAGTAAGTATGCAAAAGGATTCCTGTTTGACAATCAAGAACAAGCCAGTGAATTTGCACGTCAACTAAATGAAAATTTTAGACCAAAATTCAGAATAAAGAAAGTTAAACCTTTTCACAGTTTTGCAGAGAATCCTAAAAATAACACTGAGTTTGCCGGAGATGCTTTAAATCTTGCAGTAAGTAAAGGAGAATTTACGCAGGCAATACAATCCATTGCAGACCAATTTAACAGTGATTTAAACGCAAATATTAAAGTTGTACGAACAGAAAAAGAACTACCGGAGCGTGTAAGACAGCAAAAGAAAACGCAACAAATACAAGGAGAAGTTTCCGGCGTTCATGATCCACGTACAGGTAAAACTTATATCATTGCCGATAATATAAAGAATACAGATGCGGCTAAACGTGTTGCGCTTCACGAGATTGTAGGACACAAAGGATTAAGAGGAGTATTAGGAGGCCAATACAATAAAGTATTGGAAGATATTTACAACTCTATGGAGCAATCTGATATTGACAGGATCAGTCAGATGTATAACACAGAGGATAAAGTCACAATAGCAGATGAATATGTGGCCGAACAGGCAGAGAAAGATCAAAAACCAAATGTGGTTCAAAAGGCTGTTTCTAAAGTAAGAGAGTTATTGCGAAACTTCTTTAATCTAAAATACAACAAAAATGATATAAATAATTTATTGCAGAAAAACAGGGAGTATTTAAGAAAAGGGGCTAATCCTGTAAGCACAGGACAGGAAACAACCAATTCTCAATTTAAGGCTGAAAAGAAAGAAGATACTGACGATGGTTCGCCAAAGTTTGTTAAAAGTCCGAAGGATTATTTTGTTGAAGGCGTACAGGACTTGCAAGTTTCAGTAAAGAAAATGCAAAAAGAAGTAAAGAATAAACGAGGAGGAAAAATACCGGAATCTGCCGATGTATATAAAAAGGAAAATTTAAGCTATGGTAAGGTAAGGAAGAAACAAGAAGATTATGAAAAGAACCATGAAAAACCGTTGAACGATGTAGTGGAAAAAATAAGCAAAAAACACGGCCAGTCAGTTGAATCTATTGGAGATTATTTGATTGCAAAACATTCACTTGAAAATAACGAGTTTTTCAGAGAAAAGCATGTTAAAGAGTATATAGAAAAACAACAGGAAAAAGGAAAAGAACCCACAGAGGAAGAAATAAACGGATTAAGGGAAGATTTAAAGAAGATTGATTTTACAGGTTTTGCAGAAAACGTAAAAGATCAACTCCCGGACGATTATTCAAAACAAGTCATTTCTAACTTTGAGAATAATGTTGACAGTCAATTAGTAGATAAATTGCATGAGGAAGTAAGGAAAGCAACTGATTTTGTATTGCAGAAATGGTTTGATTATGACAGAATAAACAGTGATACACTGGAAGAGTTAAGGAACCGTTTTAATTTCTACGTTCCGTTGAAAGGCTGGGATGAAGCCGCAGAGGAAAAATGGGATTTTTCAAGTGATGTTGCGGATCAAATGAATACCTTGATGAAAAGAAAAGGGCGTAAAACTAAACCAGCTAATCCATTGCCACAAATACACTCAATGGCAAATGCCGCTATCATTGAAGGCGAAAGAAATGCAGTCAGGAAAGCCTTTGCACGGCTCATTAGTGCTAATAAAAATATCAAAGATAAAGACGGCAATTCTATTATGGATGGTATAGGATCGGCTCATATTATTTATGCCGTTGACATGGGTACAAGAGATAAAGAAGGAAATACTATAAGAACCGAAATGATAGAGAGACCGTCAGAAGAATATTTCGGACAAAAGAATGAAAACGGGGAGCCACTTGTAAAGACAAGAATTGATAATACTTACAAAAGTAAGCGAACAAAATATCAGGCCAAAGAGCAAGAGATTGAAGTATATATGAATGGCAAAAAATATATTCTCTATGCCAATGATCCCAATATAGCCAGAGCAATTAGAGGAGATATAGGAACACAACTCGGAGCATTAAGAGATGTATTTAACAACGGACTGACAAGTGATAAACAAATACAGAAAATCACAGGTGGACTAATCAATCATACTCCCGGATTTGGAGAGATAACAAGAACGATGGGGCAGTTATACACAAGCTATAACCCTAACTTTGTTATTGCCAATATGACAAGAGATATTCCCCTTGCCGCAGTTGCGCACTTTGTTGAAGGAGATATAGGGCAAACCGGAGCCTTTATCAAGAATATGCGTAAGGCCACAAAAGCTCTATTAAAGAATAAAGGCTCAAAAGAAGAAAAGAAATATTTACAGGATGAAATACAAAAATGGTTAGATCATGGAGGGGAAACAGGTTGGATGCACCTTAAAAATCCAGAGAGATATGAAAGGAAAATACGTAAAAAAATTAAAAGACTTGACAAGAAACAACAATACAATCCTTTAAGACACTTAGAAGAACAAGGAGAGAATGTTTTCAAGCATTTAGAACAACTTGCAAATTTCTCCGAAAACATTGCCCGTTTTGCTACATTCTTAACCTATAAAGACATGGGTTATTCAAATGATGAAGCCGCTTATCAGTCAAAAAGAGTAACCGTAAACTTTAACAAGAAAGGAAAATGGAGCAATGTTTTAGGCGCAAATTATGTATTCTTTAATGCCGCTGTTCAGGGTATTAAAAGATATGGAGAATTATGGGGAGCCAGTCCGTCAAAATTTGGAATGATACACGGGCTGTTAATGTCACAAGGCTTTATGGTATCATGGCTCCTTGATCTGTTTGGTGGAGAAGACGATGAAGGCGTAAGATTATATGACAAGATCAATGATTATAAGAAACACAATTACATGATACTTCCAACTTTTGATGGAAAAACATTGGATATTCCAATGCCTCATATTCTTAGGTATTTCCACATGGTCGGAGGACTTTCTTACGATGCTATGACCGGAAGAAAATCGGCAGAGGAAGTGATCGGAAAAGGTATCGGTGGACTTTCTAAAGCCTTTATTCCGGTGGATGCTTCCGGTTTTGTTTCAGAAGAAGGCGATTTTTCATGGAGGCCGCTTATACCAACTTATGCTATTCCGTGGTATGATATTGCAGTAAACAAAAATTTTGCGGAATATAGCATTTACAAAGAACCCTTTACACTTGCTGAGGCTGAACGTAAAGCTGATTCGCAAATGTATTTCGATCACATTAACAAGTTGTATCCGAAAATAACCGATGCACTTTTCAAATTAGGTGGAGGCGACCCGGAAACAGGATATAATTATTATTACGATGAAGCCGGAAATCGGAAAGAGGTTCCAGATATATTGGACGTAAATCCAGCATGGATAGAACACCTTGTAACCAGCTATTTTGGTGGAGCCGGAAAATTAGTAAACCAAATTATGGCTACAAGCATTAATACAGTGGAGGCAGGAAAAGATTTAATGGATAAGGATAAAAATTTCGGAGAAGCGCTCTCTAATATTGATCTTCAACAAGTGCCTATTTTATACAGGTTCCTCGGAAAAGGTTATGCTGATCCGATAAAAGATAACTACCATAGTGCTGTTGACTATTACAGGGATTATGATAGGAAACTTAACGAATGGAAACGACAAAATAATTATGAAGAATTTTTTAGGCTAATGGATGCAGAGAAATATTATAAAAGCGAAATGCTGAAAGAATATACGCAAATCATAAACGAACTTGATGAATACGGCAGCGAAGAGCAGAAGCGCAAATATATAAGAAAAGCGTCTGAACTGGCAAAAGAAGATGATCCACGAGAATATGAACCTTTAAATATAAAAAAAGAAAATAATAACGAATAAAAAAACCAACGTCAATTATGAGTTACAGAGAAAACATAGACTTGCGGTTATACAATGCTCAGAATGTAGGTAACAAGAAAAAAACAAATACACAAATTGCAAGAGAAGAAGGCCGGGAAAATGTTCGCGCGAATCTTGAACTATTAGAAAATTGCAGGATTTGTTGGGAAAATATGGCTGATCTTCGCAAGCGAAGAGAGACAATGGTAAAATATTATCGTGGCGATCAATGGCACGAAATAATCAAGCACCCGGAAACAGGAAAGTATATAAGAGAAGATGAATACATGAAGGAAAAAGGAAAAATTCCTTTTGTTCAAAACATTACCCGGCAAATTGTAAAAAATCTGATCGGTCAGTACAGGAATAACCCTTCAAAATCCATAGTTGTTTCACGTTCGCAAGAAGATTCAGAAGCAAGTGAAATGATGACAAATGCCCTGCAAGCAGTAAAACAGGTTAATGTAGCAAAAGAACTGGACGTAAGAAATTATGAAGAGAAATTAATTTCCGGGGCGAATATAGCAAAAACAACATACGCTTACTGGCCTTCAAGGCAAACTTATGATCTGTTTATTGAAAACATTTCTCTGAATAAATTCTTTATGAATACGGATATAACTGATATTAGGGTAGATCATAATTTGTATTTGTTGGGAGAAATTCATGATTTAACGATTGATGAAGTTGTTGCGGCCTTTGCAGAAAATAAAAAGGATGAACAACGACTGAGGAATTTATATAAACACAGAAACTTAGATTATATTTTTCAACTGAATGGATTGGGAACCAAAAATGTAAGTCAGAAAGATTTTTATATTCCGAGACTTGCGCACAAATGCCGGGTTATTGAAGTATGGGAAAAGAAAGGAGAATGGAGAACACTGGCGCATGACTACGCAGATGGCTCATGGAAAACTACCGAATACAGCCTTGAAGAAATAGACCAGATTAATGAACAACGGATGCAAAATGCTATCGAGCAAGGATTTGATCCAGAAGAAGTGCCGCTTATTGACGCTTGGGATGAATTTCATCAGTATTGGTTAGGTAAATACCTAACTCCTTACGGAAATTTATTGTACGAGACAAAAGAGCCTTATACCCATGGCGAACATCCATATTCCATTGATCTTTACCCGCTCGTTGACGGAATGATATGGGGATTAATCGAAGATATACGAGGACAGCAAAGGTACATTAACAGACTGATCGGATTGTTGGATTTTATTATGGGTGCGGCCGCTAAAGGTGTTCTGTTGGTTCCAGAGGATGCAATCCCGGATGGTTACACTATTGATGATTTTACGGATGAATGGAGCAAATTTGATGGAGTTATTAAAATTAAACAAAAACCCGGTCAACAACTGCCACAGCAAATATCTACAAATGCAACCAATATCGGTGCGCATGAAATGTTATCACTGCAAATGCAGTTAATACAGGAAATATCCGGTGTTTCCGGTGCAATGCAAGGACATGATGGCGGACAAGGTAAACCAGCCTCCTTGTATGCTCAGGAGGCTCAGAACAGTTCTATTAATTCGTTGGATTTCCTTGAAACATTTCAAAATTTCCAACAAAAAAGAGACATGAAGGCTATTAAAACAATACATCAGTTTTACAAAGAAAGAAGATTCCTTGCTATCTCAGGACAAAGATACACGGAAGAGGCAAAAATATATGAACCGGAGAAAGTCAGGAACATTGAATTTGACGTTACAGTAACGAAAGGAACCGATAGCCCGGTATATCGACAAATGATTGATGAAACATTGATGCAACTGTTAGAGGGTCAATACATTGACCTTGAAATGTTTTTGGAAAATACCAATATGCCTTTTGCCTCTCAACTCATGGATTCACTTCAAAAAAAGAAACAAGAGGCACAAAAACAACAACAAGCACAAGGACAGATGCCACAACAAGGACAGGCACAAGGGCAAAACATTCCACCGGAGTTGTTACAGCAAATGAACCAGCAAATACAGCAAGGTAAAGGAGAAGTAGAGAAAAAAGGCGATCCGCAGGCAATGAATATGATAAAAAATGCAGTTAAAAAAACAAAACAGGAAGCACAAAAAGAGTCACAGTCATAGTTTTCTTCATAATTATTGGTTTTAGGTTTAATGAAAAAAGGCAGGGATTGATTTTCCCTGCCTTTTTTCTTGTCGAATCTAAAAAACTATTCCATGATTGATTTTATGAATAACAAATATAAAAATTATTTAGTAAAATACAATGCCTCGTTTATTAAATCTTTGAAAGTAACCCTTTTGCTCATAATCCCTTTTGCCTGTAATTTCTTAACATCTCCCCTTGAAACGACACGATATTTTCCTTGCCAATCCGGCAAAACATAAAAACGCCTGCCGGAACTTGCCTTACTTTTAGCATTTGCCATAACTTTAGCTTGAAATAATTTAAACTGATTGTACTTAATCCCGATCAGTTTAGCCAGCCATACAAAATCTTCAAAAATCATTTTGAACGGGTGCGTTGGAGAAAAAAGAATATAATCCTTAATCTCTTCCTCAGTTGCCCTGACAACCTTATTATCGGTAACTTTGTAAAAAGTTAGCTGGTTTTGGATTAAATAATATCCAAATATTCTTTTAAACTGCCTCTGCTTTAATGTTTTTCTGCTCATAATTCCCTTGTTTTATTGTTTGCAATATTATTAAAAATATTATGATATATATTACCTGTTATTTGTGCTGGTTTATGTTATATAGAATCCAACTCTGTTTTGTGCTTTATAGAAATTTAGTTTTCAAAAAAATAAAAGTGTATCACTGGTTGCATATTGGTTAAAACATCACCGTTAACAACCTTAAAACCCTGAACGTTAAACTTGTATAAGGTTTTATTTATGTCAACCAGTACACAAAGTTTGCCTTCATGATCAATATAACTCCCGTCTAAGTAAGGTTTAAAATTTATTTGTTCCATATTTGAAAAAATTTAATAGCTTGCCTCCGAGACCAATTTTTTACCACTTCTTTTAGGCCGTTCGTCAATTTTTTTAGGTGCATCCATGTAATTAAGAGAGAGCCATACCACCCCGGCTCTTGTAATAACAATATCATCGTGTTCTCCTTCTACGGCTCCCATGCTCCCGTCCTCTTTGTGTTCGTAACGTGCGTATTCTTCTATTGCTCTTATATCTCTTTCGATAAATGCTTCTTCTCTCATTGTCGCATTTAACGTATCAATAATTAATCCTTTAGATGAAGGGTTTGTATGGAAACCATATTTTCGGGGAATATCCTTAATGTTTTCCGGTGTTTCTCTCATGAAAAGATTGTCGTAATAATCCCCTATCTCATCGAGAATTGTGTAGAAGTGATCGCCTTCTGTACTAACCTTTTCTTTTCTTAGAGAGTTTGTCTCAATCGCCAATAATCCTTTATTATAAAAAGTAGCCAGTTGAGCCGCCTTCCATGCAAATAAATCCTGATCCATGTGGCAACGATAAGTAGCAACAATTTCCGGTACGCCTGCGTGCATCATCCAATATCTATCCATGACACTGATAACAGACCAGTCAGCACTTGCCGTTCTGCCGCCAATATCGGCAAAAAGCGCATACCTGTTAGCGATTGGCTCTTCTTTGTCCGGGAGGCTCCATACATATAAATTGCCCCTGTTTTGTTTGTAAAACTCTATATTTTTCAGTGCAGATTTACCCTTGTCACTGTCTGCGGATAATTCTCCTATATACTCAGGCTTCTTAACTGTCCTGTTTAGTTTTCTAACATAAGCCGGATTGAATACTTTCCTTCCTGACGATTGGAAAGCCTCCTGCGCATCGGAAGGAAATTCACTGTTCATTCTCCACTCCGAATAATTTTCTGTATCCCGGAAATGATTATACCAATGAATACCTTCCAGCGTTGCTCCAAGCGACCACAAATACCAATCATAATCATTCATTTGCTCAATAAATGCCTTATAAAAGCCTTCAATCTTTTTCTGATACCTTTCAATCTCCCACCAACCTACGAAAACAGGTTTATACCCGCTTTTCCCTTCCGTGGCTTCTCTCCATTCCCGGTAGAAAAATCCCAATCCTTTGGCAGTGGATTCCATTACAGACAAAGTATAAGGAATTTGTGGTATAGAGGCTCTAATACTTTGAGTTAAATCTTCTGCTGACTTTTTCTCCGTATCCTTCCAGAAACCAACTTCGCTCATGTGTACCATTCTATAATCATAAGTACGGGTTGATTCCGGTTTTTGTGCAGAACCTACGCCAACAATATTGCCTCTCTCATTAATGTACCTGACTTTCGTACTTCGTTGGTAAGGAGATATAGTGAAAGAGGCCACTTCTTTAGGATGGTTTTCTACAATCGTTTCACAGAATCCCTGTATATGTTTTGCCTGATCTTCAACGTCTGCAATAATCGCACTATGCCAGTTTTCTTTTATCATTAGTTGAATCCAGACAATATATGATTGAACAAGTGTAGAGCCGCCCCACTGACGAGCCTTTGCAATAATAACCCGGATGGGTACGCCCCGGATTCTCATGTCCTCTAAAACGCCAAGTAATTTTCTTTGCGGCCTGTTAAGTTTGAAAGGAATACGCTTGTCACTTTCCTTGTCCGGTATAGTCATGCAAGTAACCGCCCAAAACTCAAAATCATATTTTAGACGTTTATCGAATATATCAGATAATAATTCATAGTATAATTCATCTGCCCCTTCAAAATTTTTTTTAAGGTAATCGTAAGCGTTTTTTTGTTTTGAAAGAACAAAAATCAATTCATCTTCCAACATTTGTTTTGGAAGATACAATGATTCTTTATTGGTAAATTTAAGTTCAAAACGTTCAATAGGGGAGCCAATACCCTTGTGCGGATCATAAGGAGATTCAAGTTCCTTTAATCTACGTTCATTCTCTTTGATTATGTTTTGAATTTCCTTCTTATTCATACCCGGTCAAATAACTATTTATGATTCGACCAACTCGTTCGGGTTTGATGAATGACTGAGGCAGTGGTTCTAAGCTGGTAAGCCTGTATAATTCAATTTCGGAAGGTGTATTTTTTTTATCGTATTGATTTAAAATATTAAGATAATTCTGGTAGATGGCCTCATTTTTCTGAGCCTTTAATGTATTTCGTTCATTGTTCTGATAGAAAGTTCTTTTTGCCTTTTTACGCTGTATTATAATTCCTATGTACTTTGGTGTTAGATAAGTCTCAGGCAATAGCTTTAATGCTGTTAACCTGTAAATTTCTGATACAGGGTACAATGTAGCTTTTCGCCCTAACTCTTTTAATACTTGTAAGTAATTCTTATAAATAGCCTTGTCTCTATGGTGTTTTTCTGTATATCTCTCTTTTTTAGGTATTTTATCTTCTTCTATCATAACAACAAAATTTATATAAATAGACGTTTTAAGCTGTTTATTTATATAACAAATATACAATACGTTTATTTCCTTTACTTAAAGATTTACTTTAATATAAATAAAAGTTTTCAACAAGAAATAACATTTTATATGGCGAAAAAAGAAGAAGAATACAAAGAAAAACAGCCGGAGCAAAATGCTCAGGATGGAGAGCCTTCTAAATCAGAAGGAAACGAGCAGACTTCCTTAATGATTGCGAAGGCTAAAGAACGATTCCCGGACACTGAATTTAACTCTGACGAAGAGGCTTTAAATGCAATTCTTTCAGAAAGAGATGAAATGAAAGATTGGCAAGAACGGGAAATGAAAGCCAATGAAGAAATACGAAAGGCTTTTGAAGCTGAACCAGCCGCAGGAAAGCTGGTAAAAATGATTGCTCAGGGAGCCGGATTGAGAGAAGCACTGGCCTATATCATGGATGATAAAGAGCTTAGTTCTTTAGCTCCGGCAGAAGATGAACCCGATCATGAGGCATGGAAACAAAACCGGGATGCAAGGATGAAAGAGTTGGAAGAGCAACAAAAAGAGGATGAAGAGTTTGAAAACAACATTGCCGCAACTGAGGAAAACATTCAAGCCTTTGCAGAAGAGCATGGTATGGATGAAGAGCAGGCTAAAGGTTTTGCTGATTTCATGTCAGGTGCAATTCAAGAAATTCTCTCCGGTAAAGTCTCTAAAGACACTATGGCTTTACTGAGAAAAGGGCAGAATTACGATAACGACCTTGCCGATTTTCAAAAATCACAAGAGGTAAAAAATAAAAACGAGGAAATTGAAAAACAAAAGGCAAAGAAAGAAGGAGGTGACGGAGTTCCAAAACTTTCTGGAAAAGGTGGAACGAAGCCACAGAAAAAAGAAAATCCCGGAGGAAAAACTCCTTTCGATGAAGGAATAGATAATTACCAGAGACGAAAAGTGCTTTAAACAACAAACAATAAATAAGTAAACATTATGAAAAAAAGAGTAATTAGAATTTTAACGAGCCTATTTTTCGTTGCTACGTTCGTACTTGTAGCCGTTGGTGTCTTATCACTTGATCAAATCAGTGATATGCTAAATGCAACCGGACTAACAACTGCATTTGCGGCAGGTACAACCGAAGTATACGAAGGAGAAGGCTCAGACACGGAAAAAACTGACAGTAAGTCAGAGGATTTGAACGAAAATACGTTATCGCAGAAGATAACCAAAATGAATCCTTCCCGGTATCCATTGGATACAATTTTAAGGGAAATGGGGATTGTTGTTCCAATTAATAGTTGGGAGACTGAATGGTATAATGTAGATCAACGTGGTATTGAGGATTCACTTGCATCTGGTTGTGATACAACTTCCGATGCTGAGGGAACCGATCCCGAAGTTTATACATTAAACGTAAACAGCGGTCATATTTGGAGTGTTGATGATACATTTATTTTTCAAGTCTTTACAGGAAACAGCAATACTTTTGTTGCTCCCGATGGTAAGGAAGTCGCAGGACAGGTTGTTGATAAAGTTGACAATACAACAATTAAAGTATTCCTTATTCAAGCCCCTGACGGTTTAACAACTAAAGATTGGGGAAGTGGTGTAGGTGTTATCCCGACTGGATCGAAAATCACCCGTATGGGTAATGCGAAGGCAGAAAAGGATATGCAAAATGCACCATATAACATCTATCCTCAAAAAAGAAGCAATTTGGCTCAAATACACATGAGACAAGTTGAAGAATCAACTTATCAAAGATTGCATCAGACTGAGGTTCCTTGGGGATTTGCAGATCATAAGGCACAATCACTGTTTGACCTTAGACGCTCAATGGAATATACCAGCTTGTTTGGTCAAAAAGCTGAAGTTCCTGATCCGCTCAGGGCAAACAATGATATTAAGCGATTCTCGGATGGTATTATACGAAATATTGATCAGGCGCTACAATGGGATAGCTCAGGATTAAATGAGGCAACATTTGTTGACTGGACACGAAACACATTTACCGGAAATGATGGTGCGGATACTCGTATAATGTTTCTTGGTTCTGAAATTTTAGGCGAAATGGCTAAGATTGATTCAGTAAAGAAACAGATTGACGGTAAGTCAACAATGGTTAAATGGGGAATTGAATTTAAAGAAATTGTTACTCCGTTTGGCCGTTTCCTTGTTAAACTCCATGACGGATTGAATTATGCTGGATGGAGCAAGAAAGGATTAATCCTTGACGTAAATAACCTTGAAAAGCATATTTTCAAACAAATGGAAACCACTGAGTTGGACTTGAAAGGTTCCGGCCAGCGAAATGTTGATGCAAACGTAATTCATGAGGCGTTCTGCGTTGTTACTCGCTATCCCGACACACACAGAATTATTGAATACGTATAGTAATTAAAATAATACAGGGGAGGTTAAACCCTCTCCTGTTGTTTAAACAAAAAAAATATAATCAATTATGGCAAAAGTTAAAACATACAGAGCTTTACGACACTTAGGGTTAATGCTTCATGTTACCCGGAAAGATGGCAACCGTGTACCTATTGAATTTACGGGAGGTACTCGTTCCCCTAAAGTTGTCAGGGGAACATTTCAGACAGGGGATAAAGAGTTGCAAGCTATTTTGGAAAAACATCCCCGTTACAATGAGGACTTTAAATTGATCCGGGAAGAAGAAGAAGAAGAAAATGAAAAATCTGACGGCAATTCTAAATTTTTAAAGAAGAAAGAAATAAAAGGAATTAAGACCGTGCAGGATGCTAAAAACTATCTCATGGATAACTACGATGAAGTAAAAGCCGAGGACGTTAAGAATAAAGATAAAATTCTTGAGGTAGCCGATAAGGTTGGTATTACTTTCCCAGAATTACAAAATTCTCAGTAATGAATGAATAGAACCGAGATAGTAAATAAAGTCAAGATAAAAATGAATGAAATATCCCCGTTTGACAGTAGCGGGGATATTGTCAATAATACGTTTGTGGATGATCTGTTAAATGAATCAACCCGAACAATATTACTGTCAGCACCTAAAAAAATTCTGCCAATAACCAAAGATGATACTACAACTAGCAGTGACAATGGAGATGGAACAGGAACAATTACTTTGCCTTCTAATTATTTAAGGTTTGTTGAATTAAAAATGAAACAGTGGAAAAGAAGTGTTACAAAACTAATTAGTGTAGATTCAAGAGAATATAAAAAACAATTCAATAAATACACAAGAGGAGGAACCGCAAAACCAAAAGTAGCTGAATTAGGGGATGAATTAGAATATTTTTCTGTAAAAGACGATCATTCAATAGACTATTTTAAATACGTCAAGAATGAGGTTCCTGAGAATCTTAGCAATCAAAATTTATTAGATGCTATTACGTGGCAATGCGCAGGAGATTGTTTTATCGTACTCTCAGAAATAGAAATTGCCAAAACAGCATTTCAGAAGGCAGCAGAACACTTAAAATAACATTTTATTATGGATATTTACAAAGGAGAAAAAGCTGGAAAATTCACAACATATATTTATGACGAAGATGGAGAAACCAAAATTGATCCAACTACCTTGGAAGATGTTATTATTTGGCTGTATATGGACTATACAAATGAACTTGTAAACGTATATTCTATATCAGGAAATGGAATAACAAGAGAAGGTAATACCTATAATACAACGACATTAACAGTAAACGGAAACGATCTTGAATTTTATATAGATGCAGAATATACACAAGAATTAAGCCCCGGACAGATTATTTTTCAACTGGATGAAGTAAATAACGGAGAAGTACAAGAAAAATATACAAGCGTTTTAGCAACCCTTAAAGATGCAAAATAATGGTTGTATTTGTCGAGACATCACCTTCTAAGAAAACAGTAAATGTTGAGCCTTCTCCTGTAAACAAGAAGGTTGTTGTTTCTGATGTATCAAGCAATCAGGTTGTGGTACAGACAAGCAAAAACAACAATTCTGTTTTTATATCCCGAAAAGAAGCTAAAAATGTATATGTTCAAAGAGAAGGTGGCGGAGGATTACAAGTTGATTCTCCAACTGTCAATGGTGGTTTACTGGCAGGAGATACAGACGGTACATATTACTGGACACAACCATATACGCACCCTGTCTATAAATCCTTTGACACTAACCCTGACCATATAATATCTCAAATTAAAACAAACTATAAAGGCCATGTTATAGATATAATCACGAAAGACCCTTCAACGTCAAGTGATGTATGGGATGCAGACGAAAACGGACTGTATTATTCCAATAACGTAGGAATAGGAGGACATTCATCCGCTGATGCAAAACTCAAAGTACATGGAGATATAATTGCAACAGGTGGGATAATGGCTTATGCAGATGATGGCAGTTTTGGCTCTATTTGGGATAATATACCACTCGCAACAAAGGACAGTGTAGGCGGTGTGAAAGCTCCCCACGATGAAACGGACACAAGCACTAACATGTATATTGATTCTAACGGTATTTTACAAGTTAGCGGTGATCTTTCAGATTTAAGTCAACATAGCGTCACAGAATTAAACGATGTTAACAGTGCAGGCTCCGGTAATATAATCACTTCCACAGAAAGGAACAATCTGCATGCACACGCAAACAGAACCGTTCTCGATAATATTAGTAGCTCCGGTTCCGGTGACATTATTACGTCAACCGAAAGGAGCAATCTGCATACACACTCAAACAAAACCGTCCTCGATAACATTAGCAATTCCGGTTCAGGGGATATAATCACTTCTACCGAAAGGACAAACCTAAACAGTGCTTACGATCATATTTCTAAAACAACAAATCCTCACAACACTGGATTCAGTAATGCTTATGATTATAACATAACCGATGCCTTTTTTAAAGTTAACGAGGGCAATGCCGAGCAAGATGCAGGAATGAAGGTGCATGTAGGCAGTAATGTTTATCAGTTATTCAAATGGGATGCTACAAACGGGAGGTGGTACTTGGACGCTGACGTACACGTAGAAGGAAACATAACAGCGGCAAATGAAATATCTGCCTATTCCAGCGCATCAACGGGCGACATTTGGGATGATATGCCCGTTGCAACTGCTACGAGTTTAGGCGGTGTGAAAGTAGATGATTCAATTAGTGATGTGTATTTAGACAGTAACGATGTTCTACAAATTAGCATACCTTCCGATGCCGGGCAATGGGATTCAATTACAGGGGGAATTGAATATACAGGTGGAAATGTTGATATAACAAATGGAAATCTCTACGTATCAGGAAATACAACTATTGAAGGCGATTTAACTGTTAATGGTACGGAGTTCATTACTAACACAGAGACGGTAGAGATAGAGGACAATCTCGCAATAATCAACAGCGGAGAGACAGGAGACGGGGTTTCTGCCGGATTTGCCGGATGGGAAGCAGATAGAGGAACGCTTACTAATTATCGGTGGGGATTTGACGAAAGTTCAGACCTTTGGAAGATTGGTAAGGTTGGCGATTTACAGGCGGTAGTCACACGTCCTGACAGCGTTACTGATGACACAATGGCTCTTTGGGATGATGCTAATAATAGATTGAAATTTTTAGCACGTAGCAATATTAATCTTAGTGATTTCAATATTGATATAGGACTTTCAAATCTTAGTGATTATAGTACAACAAATGCAATAAGAACAGCAGCTCATACAATTGAAGCGAATTATCCTCAATTAAGATTTGAAAAACCCGATGCACCTACTGACCAAAAATATACACGATGGGTACAAGCTTCTAATTATTTAGATTTAAGATTCTATAACGATGCTTTAGACACCTACGAACCTGTTTACAGAATGATTAGAGATGGTTTCACTCCTACTTATGTTGACTTTGAAACAGAATTAAGGGAACAAGGGCAAAGGGTAGCCACAAGGAATTGGAGTACCCTGCAAAATGTGATGGAGCAGGGGAATAGTACGGATAATGTGAGCCAATTTATTAATTTCAATAATTATCTCGATTTATCAGGAAAGGGCGCTGAAATTGGATTTGACACAAATGAAAATGCTGGTGTATTCCAAAGTTATGATAGAACTAATAATAATTTCATAAAAACATTCTTACGAGGTAACCCTATTGAATTAAGAGAAGGCAACGTCAACATCACAGATGGCAACCTCCAAGTTGATGGAACAGGAGATAGTTATTTTGCAGGAAACCTGTCAGTAGGGAAAACAACAGCGGCAACAGGAGCCTTAGACGTGGAGGGGAATGCTGTAATCAATGGTAATTTTACGGTTAATCAAAGTATAGGATCTCAATTCGTATCTGATGAAGGAGATTATAGATTTTATTTCACTGACCAAAGTGGAAATAAAGTCCTTGATATAAAAGATTTAGATGGGAATTCAACAAATATGACAATATCTAATTCAGGTGTATCTGTTAATGACGACATCACTGCAACTAACTTCATTCTAAGCTCTGACCGTAGATTGAAGAACAATATAACTCCCATAACTGATGCACTGACAAAGGCATTATTCCTTAACCCTGTTCAATTCAACCACAATAAGGATAACAGGGCGGATATAGGTTTCATAGCTCAGAACGTACAAAAGATGTTTCCAGAACTAGTGCATAAACGGGAAGACGGATATTTATCGCTTAGTTATCAACAATTTACAGCCGTTAATAATGCTGCTATACATGAGTTATACAGCGAATTTCAGAGATTAAAAAAGGAAAACCAAAAACTAAGAAACGAAGTTGAAAAACTAAAATCTAAAATGAACAAGATATGCAAGCAATTAGAGGATTAATAACAGCGGTTTTTGTAATTATAGCGGTTTCAGGTTATAGTCAAGTACCGGATAATTTAACTTTTGACCTGGATACAGTGGTAGATGTGGTTAATCCTTCATCTAATGACCTTATTCAATGTTTCAGTGATGCAAATGCTGATTTATTTGATG